TGTTATATGTTCCTGCTCCTATTGCCCCATTTGCAGCTACCAATCTAACAAAAGAACCGTTAAGCTTATCTCCACTTGCTATAGAAGCAGATACATTAGTAGTGAAACCAGTAATCTCACCCCAATTACCCATTGAATTAATTACTCCATTATCCGCAGCTGTGTCCATAGCAATAATATATCCAATACCTCCACCATCAGAAGTTACATGAACATGATTATTTTCAATAGATTTATATGCCCCTGCTCCATGTAACCAAAACACTCCAGCAATATTATTGTAAGTACCATGACTTAAATTAAGCTCAATTATATTATTATGAATAAAACTTTCTGATGCTGTACCAGCCGCAGCTTCATTAATTACAACAGTATTATCATCTTCATCAGCTACATCAATATCAAACTTACAGTCATATATATCGTAACTAGATGTTCCTGTAATATCTATAATGTATTGCGGTTTATTTCCTGCCGCCGTACCATCATAATTAAAAAAGAAATCTGTTCGTTTTATTGTTAAATCCCCTCCATTGAAATCAATTATATTTCCTGCATCTCCATTGGTTGTATCTGTAAGAGATAAGAAAACATGATCTATATGTCTATCGCCTGTATTAGCAGGTATTGATACTAGATCGAATCCATCTGTTGCAGTTGTTTCTATTATAGATAAATCTTTAATTGTTGCTTGATCGCTATCAACTGCTGCGAAAGTAACAGAACCATCAATTATAACTGAATCCCTTCTACCCTCACCTTGCAAGGAAACAAAGTCTTCCATTGTAATAGTTTCTGCATACGTTCCTGGAAAAATCTTGACTACATAAGGCTTGCTAACTGCATTATCACTAATAGCATCAATAGCAGTTTGTATAACAGAATACGCACACCCTGACTTGCAAACATTTAAGACTTGTTGTTTGGGAGGCAAATCTGCCCTGCTTACTTGACCTGCGCCTGTGCCGAAATTAATATTATCTTCATTCATCTTGGCAGCAGTTATTTCTTGCGTTGATAAAGATAAATAATCTTCACCTGCTATTGTTACCAACGCTTGATGTGCATCTGAAACATTCTTATGAGTTAAAATAGCACTATCTATTTCGGTTGTTGCGTTAGTACAATCCTCGGCTTCCCATGAAGTGCCTACGCCTAAAGCATATGACCCAGCAGGGCAATTTGACCCATTCGCTGCTGCTGTGGTTGCCGTTGTTGCTGCTCCCCCTTCGGACGAAGAACCAGCATAATTACCCGTTGTATCAGTACCCAATGCTACAGAATTTGCTTGAACAGAATCAACTGACGTGACACCTAAATTAGTTATTGATACATCACCACTAATTGCTCTACTTTGCCAAAGACTACCGTCTGCAATTAAGACATTTGCGGAAGTCGTTGTTGACGTTCCTACATCTGCCAAATCTGACAATAAATCAAGAATTAAAACTGGCTGAGTATAACCGACAGCTATTGAGATTCCTATTACTAGAATAGTTACCCATAAATAATTAAAAAATCGTTTCATTAATCATCCTCCAGATACACGTAGTGAAATTTCTTGTTTGTATAAATTCCATTAACATTTTTGAATAAAACTGTATATTTCTCAGAATCATAAGAAGCTAAACTTTGCCATACATAGTTAAAACCCACTGATGGGCTCGTCGTTGCAGACATAGCTTGATCTGATAAAAGCTCAGTACCGTCTTGATCTTTTATATATTCAATGAAGCCTGTTGAATTTGTGGCTTTATCCGAGGGTATACCAAAAAATAAATTTATTGCACTTCCTTTTATATGATGCATGGTTAAAACTCCGATTTAGTGGTTATACAAATATATGGGTAATCATCTGCTTTCATGCAAACATAAGGCGTATCTTTCGCTTCGCATATTTTAACAAACAATCCAGAAACAACGCCTGTATCAATAACCGTAAATGGTTCGTAATTAATGATTCCATCTATTGTGTTATTAAATCTTACATACCCATTAAAAGCAGCAGTGAACGTGATAGCAACGCCATAAGTACCGTCGTCTAATTCTACCACTGCCCCAACAGTTGCATTTGATGAAACATTCCCTAAGTTATCTAAAACTTGCACTGTGACCGTTTTTCCAGTACGGGAAACACCGAAACTTGTCGATACTGTGCTCTGAACGCTTTTAAAATAGTTTTGAAAGAAAAAATCAAGCAACGCCATTAACTACTCGCTTTCGCTGTAAATGCATGATATAAAATTAGCCCATCGGTTGTGTTGTTGAACTTAATATATCCATTAAACTCCGCTGTAAATGTTATTGTCACACCATATTGACCGTCAGATAACTCAACAACACTTCCTACTGTTGCATTGGCACTAGGTGCTTTTACATTATCTAACACCTCTACAGTCACCGTTTTTCCCGTTCTTGATCGTCCGTAATTCGATGTAAACGTATATTGAGTATCTTTTATATATAACATGGTTTTTCCTTGTTTTACTTAATATATTATTATCACTATGCCATCACCACCTGCGCTACCAGCGATATTTTCACCGCCACCGCCACCTGCTCCATATCCTGTTGGTGAAGTTGTAGGAACTCCACCGCTAGAGCTTCCATCACCACCTGCTCCGTATGCCGATCCACCGCCACCACCGCCACTAACAGATGCTCCATCTCCTCCCTTGACAGATATAGTCCTTCCCCCTATTGCCCCTCCAGTATTATTAGAGCCATCGTGAATAGGTTCTGATGTGGCACTTGCACCTGCCCCTCCAGTTTGATCTGGTAAGCCACCAAGGCCTGGCCCTGCGGATAAAGTCGAATCAAAAGTAGAAGATAACCCTGCTATTCCCGGCTGACCATTAGAAGTTGCACCTGCTCCACCTGCTCCAACGTCAATATCGTAGTCCTGCGCTGGTATAACTTCATATGGATGTACTGTATATAAAGAGCCTCCGCCTCCGCCTCCGCCTGCTCCTCCACCTGCTGAGTTCATTCCACCACCGCCACCACCGCCACACATGTATACCCATACCCTTTTAATTCCTGCTGGTGCTGTCCAAGTGTCATCAGCCGTAAATATTTCAACAGTTGACGTTGCGAAAAACTCCAGACCATCTTCACTTGATTTTACTCTTGGAACTAAACCACCTTGACCAGAATAACTGTTAGGAGTATCTTTCTGAGAAATAAATTTCCTTAATAAGTTAAATGCGATTGAATCAGACAACGTATTTGTCTCTGGGTCAATTTCAGCTAACAAAGCATCTTCATTTATAAATAAACTACCCCAAGGATATGCCGTATCACCTAAACTTTCAGAACCATCTGTCACTCTTTGATGATTTGTTGAATCATAAGGTATTGAGCCACCTTCTGCCCCTGCATTTTCAATAGCCTGGTTAACTGGATTAGCATCTGCTACTTCGCCATTAACTGCTTTTGGTATTTCGTTATTCTTAGCCATGAATACTCCTATAAAATTTGTTCGATCTCGATTGTGGTTGTAAGTTTTTTATCGTGGTTAATTCCTCTAACCATCCATTCTTTATCTGCTGAAATAGTAATCCCTGACGTTTTAGACCATCTAGGCGCAATTGACGGGCTTGTTGTTGCTTCATCTGTCCAGAAAAACATCCCCCATCTAGCGACATTTGGCGGTGCTTGCCCGAAAGATTGAACAACCACTTTATCTAATAATTTAATCGTTGGTAAATATGGTAATTTTATCTGTAAATAAGGTTTCGCATCTTCTGTCTTACTTAATACGAAATCTAAAGTATTTTGCCTTTGCGTTGCATTTGTTATCCCTGAAATATCCAAAGTTTCTGATCTTACCGTTACTGGAACGGGTGACGCTATTGATGAAATACTTGTATCTTGCCAATACCATTTATTTATTTGTCGATCAACACCTTCTCGATATTTAGAAACGCTCATTTTTCTATTATTCGATTCTAAGAAATTAAACTGTACTGCGCTCGTTGGATTAGCTTCAACGAAATAGAAATAATTATCGTCTGGGTCAATATAAAAAATACTATGCCCTTTTGACAAATCCTCTAACATATCTAAAACAGTACTGTCATATTGAGATACGTCAATCGTAGTTGCATTATATCCGGCGTTTATATAAGTCGTTGAGTTACTTACATTAAAGAACTTTGTAATTTCTGCCCTATTCATTATCTCATAAACAAGAGCGTTCATTGTCGTTTGCGCTAAAGTCAATTCATTCACATTTACTTCATCTAAAACTGTTAAAAAATCTAAAGCTGTTATTGATTCGGTAGCTTCCTCAGTTGTTGCTGTATTAGCGTCCAGTAAGCCCTGAAACACCGTCACGCTTACTTCTTCGGGAGTTGTAGGGTCTGTGTACTTATCAATCAATGAATCTACTATTTTAATAATCGACCAATGTCGTATAAATCCAGCAAATATTGATTTAGGGTCTAACTCACTTGCAAATTCTTGATACGCGCTTTGTATTCTTAAATTAGCGTTGCTCACTTGAACTTTCCCGAAACTATAAGAAGAATTTGGCAACGATCTAGAAAGCCTGTTTAATGCGCCCTCGGGTATCAAATCCCGGGATATCTCAGTAAATGCACTTTCATACGTGCCATCTTCATTTAAGCGTTTTATGTACATCCTACGCCTAAATTCGACTACTGAATATCTCTCCCAAATTTGTTGGTAGCTGAGTGTCATGCAACCTCAATCATTTTTAGTTTATCGTTATATCCTGCTTTATAATAATTTCCTGTTAGCTGCCCTGAATCGGGCCCATCAAGAGCAACCTTAAAAATATCTTCAAACCTGAATGGTTTAATAGAATAAGTGAATATACTTACATCACCGCCACACATCCATATATAAAAAGGCTCTTTCCGATCTATCAAAGTTCTTGCTAAATCAATATCGTTCTGATTTACATGTGACTTAAAATCAATGCTTGTTTCAAAGGCTCCACCTCTTTCAATGATAAAGTTCTTTCCATCATCAAGCTTTAATATATTCTGGCTGTTATTATTTTTATATTTAGGCGTAGGGAAATATTCAAACTGTCCGATTTCGTTAAAAGTATAGAATAACGTCACATATTTCTCTTGATCTGCAACAATCGTATCTTCTCCGGTGATTCTTACCTTTGTTGCCGTGACTGGTGACGCTAAATGTCCAAAAACGTAATATCCTGTAGAATCTTTAGTGAGTCCTGTTACTGCAACCCATGATGCACCGTTCCAGTAATCAATTCCAATATCGCTTATATTGGTATTGTAAACATAGAAGCTATCAAAGGTTCTATTTGTCGTATAATCAACTTCGATTGATATTGCGTTACCGTCTGTATTTTCTCCATCTGAAATCCATCTTGTATAAATCAGACCGTCAAACATAAAGCTTTTATTCGCATCTCTACTTGAAACTGTGACAGTATTCCCGAATGATGTGTTGTTATGGTCCGTCCCGAAGAATCTTAATCCTTTGCTCATTAAGCCACCCCCGACACTAATGTTTTATTCTTAGTCATTTCACTTGCTTTAGTAAAAATATCAACCACTATTTCTTCTGTTACGCCTACAAAGGTTGCTCCATCAAAATTAAGCGTAAGCCCACCGCCACCTTCTCCACCACCACCGCTAATGCTCAAATCTCCAGACAACAACGCTTGATTAAATGTTTTCGGTATGATTCCTTCTCCTTGATGGATATTTGCAACCATATCTTTTGGGACACTTGGCGTTCCTACCGCAAACCCAGCAATAGCAGTTCCAACAACACCCGCAATGCTCAAGGCCGTCAATAAATGATTATGTGCTTCCAATGTTGCTGCCACTGGTGGATTCCAAGCCCAAACTGCTTGAATTGCCATATCTGCCGCAAAACTATTAACTAAAATTTCACCGATTCTTATTGCTTTAAGTATAAGAAATGCAGCCTTAGATTCTTTTCCAAAAGCTTGCGTCATTTGACCAGCAAAAGAAAGTAAAGCCAACTGACTTGATTTATCTGCGTCTCTTAGCGTATCTCTTGCCTTCATTTCCTTTTTAATGATATCTGTCTTTTGTGATTCAACAGATTTTGATAACTGTATTTCTTTCAATAGCCCATTTTGTAAATCTAAAAACTGACCATCAGTTAAAGCTTTGAGTTCTTCTTGAAACGCTCTAATCGCTTCTAACTTTTCTTGATTAGCTGTATCTTCGATCACTGCTACTTCTTCATTATGTCCGTTTAAAGCATCTATTTCTTCTTGACGTATTCTTGCTGCGCTTTCTGCTGCAAAAGCTGTTATATCTTCTTGCGTCAATCCCCTAGCTTCCAATGATGCTCGTTGTACTTCGTCAAATTCTTGTGTTTGTTTTTTTAAGGCATTCATGGCGGTAACTAAGCCCCAAGTTTCTTGAGTTACTCTAACCAGTCCCCATCCTGCAAAAGCCAAAGCCCCTGCCGTTCCAACTGCCCCCAAAGCTGTAGTTAAGGTAAAGATGCTTGCACCTAATATGATTATCGTCCCGTTAGCTGCAACTGCTGCTGCACTTAAAGCGGCTATGCCCGAACCTACGCCACCTATAATTAATAAAAGAGGCCCGAGAATAGCTAACAACCCTCCTATCGTCAAGAGTAGCTTTAATGTTTCTGGTTGTAACTTACTCATTGACGTTGCCATGCCACTAAGAGCTTTTACTAAATCGGTTGCGGCAGGAAGAAGAACTTTTCCAAATTTAACGCCTAAATCTGCTGTTTCACTCTTTAATCTTTTTAATGAATTAGCAAAACTATCTTGAGTTCTTAATAAATCGCCTTGAGCATCTGCTGTGTTTTTATAAAGAAGGTTGACCGTTGCTTGAGCTTTTATTGTTTTTGATAATTCCGAACCTACCCTAGCAAGACCTGAAGCATACGCTTCTTGCTTAACGTCAGCTTCATTGATAACGATTCCTAATGTTTTTAAACTTTCTCGTTCACCAGTTAAAGCTGAAGTAAACGCACGAATAACATCTGCATCTTGTCTGTTGTTAAAACTAGCAACATCAAGAGCGAGAGCAGTCATACCTTTTGATAATTCAAAAGCTTCATCAGTTGCGAACCCCAAAGGCTTTAAAACATCACCAAGTCCAGACGAGAAACGCTGAATTTCTTCTGTTGACCTTCCTACTGAATCGCTAAAAGAATCAGCCCAGTCTTTAGCTTCTTTTTTTATCGACTTAAATACAACGTCAAATTTATTGGCTGTTTCTTCTGCGTCAGAAGCAAGTTTAATCATGCCAGCCCCAACAAGAGCCAAGGGAAGCGTTAAAGAAGTAGTTAAAGTTTTCCCTAGACTTGTGAACCCTTTACTAGTTTTACTTAAAGTGCTTTCGAGCTTTTTTGCGTCTGCCAAGATTTCAAATTCTATTTTATTACCCAAAATCTACCCCTTTAAATTGATCGTCTAAATCGTTTTCTCTTTCTTCTTCTGATTCTTCTTCCTTCTGTAAGTCTCGTATGAACTTTTCTATTGAACTCTTTGTTCCTCTAGCTCCTAATGCTGAGGCTTGAACATTGTAAATAGAAAATGCTTTTAAAAGCTCTATCTTCTTTTCTTTCTCGCATTCACTATAAAATTCGTATAATTCTTCACATTCCAAGTATGTATATGATTCAATTTCTTTCAGATTTAAAGAACTATAAAAAATAAGCGTGTTAACTATTGTGCTTCTGTACTCAGCGATGGTAATTTTTTTTTACCAGACGCCAAAGACTCTTCCATCTCGGAAAACTTGTCCTCTTTTTGTTTTTGGGCCATTTCAACAAGTCTTTTTTCTGCTTTTGTCATACCGTTAATTACAGCCTGCTCGATTGGGTCTGCAACGCTTCTATCAAGTTCATTTTCAATATCTTCCCTTGATATAGGGCAATCTTGCTCTGTAAATCCTTCGCCGTATAAAATGCCGTAAAATACTATTTCAGTTGCGATTATTCCAAAATCTTCATTGATTTTTTCTGTTAAATTTGCCTGTGTTACATCACATGTTTCTTTTACTTTTTTCCAAAATCCTACTGTAAATTTTAAATTGTATTCTTTGTCTTTTATTTTAACTATTGCTTTTTCCATCTTAACTCCTACCTGTTTGGAGAGGGAGGGGAAGCAACAGGTGAACTCCCCACATCCCTCAATTTATTTCCTACCTGTTAGACACCCAATACTCTTGTCATTTGGTATACAGCACCATCAGACGCTCTAGCAACGGGTTTCATTGTTCCATCATACTCTGACCATTCTCTGGAAGTACCTTTCCATCCCATACCTCGGGCAGATACGTTAAATACATCAATAAAATGCATAACGCCATCTGTCTTTTTAGGGAAAATACATCTTAACCCGAAATTAGTCGGTTCTGTACCAGCGCCCACTAAAACTTCTGTTGACCCAGTGTTTTCTGGTCTAATTTCAACACTCATTGAATCACCAACATCAAATGCTGCGGTTCCAGTAACAACAACCTGAATACCAAGATCATCAATATCAATAGTCCCAGCACTTGAACAATCTAGCCCGTCATAAACCATACCTTCGATATCTAAGAAAGTATTTGCAAGACCATTGATATAAATATCGACTTCTTGTGCCGCTGTCGCTACAAACACATATTGACCTAGTTGTAAAGCTGACTTTGTAGAAGCATTCGCAGATACCGCAGAAATACCATTTGAGCCATTAAAAACACTTGTTCCTTCATGATTAGTAGGGCTACCAGCACTACCATCTGACTCTGCAGCATTATCTGTTATTGTATATGTTTCATAAAGCTTGAATACTTCTGACGGGTACTCTCTGAAAGTCCCTGATAGCGTAGGGTCTGGTTGTCCGTACTCTACGTCCCAAGGTGCCTCTGAATGTCCACCTAACAACGGGACAGCATCAACAGGGTTTTCATAGCTTAATTCACCAATAACCCTTAAAACAACAATAGGTTTATTAGTTGATAAACTATATGGGATTACATATTTAATCCCAAAAAAATCTCTTACTTTTGGTATAGATGTCATCTTCTCTCCTTAAATAAAATCTGACTCACTCCATCTTACTCTATTTCGTGATTCTTCCGGCACGTCGGCATAAAGTTGCCCTTGTTTTGCAACAAGGATTTTAGTTTTAGTACCTTTAGGAATCACCCATTTGTTATGTTTTATCGTTCTCCCCACGAAACTTTTAATAACATAACCTTCTTTATTGACAATCCCTGTTTCTGGTTTAATCAACTTCCCCTTGACATCCATAACCAGTTTTTGTCCTGTAATGCTTGGATCAAACGCTTTATTAATTAATGTTTGATCTTCTTTTGGTATTGATTCTGTTTTTTTTCTTCTTTGCATAATTCCCCCCCTGTTTACGCTATCGCTATGCTGATTGTTATCCCACAAGATATTAATTTCCTCTTATCGGCTTGAATTAGCATAGGTATAACATTTATTATCTGTAAGTCTGAGACTTCGTCCGTATCAGATTCATACTCTAACATTGTTTCTTCTAACGCTCTTGCGTATCTAAGAGCCTTATAATAATCTTCCCCTTTTTCCCCAAAAGCAAATACAACTCTTGCATCTAATATGACTATATATTTTATATCGTTCCCGTTGACTTCGGCTTCGACGTTTTCAACTATTCCGACAGCTACAAAATCTCTGTTTGGTAAATCAACCATTTCACCAGCGACCCAATAATGTTTATCGTCTGCTGTGATTGTATCTACATCAAAACCTGATTTTTCAGCGTTTATTGAAGTAATGTATGTGTTAAGGTTTGTTTTTAAATAACCTTTAACATTTACCAGTAAATCTTCTATGTCTTTAATAGCCATTATACGAAAAGTCCTTTTTTAACTTCGATTCCTTGAAACCTTAACTGCTTTATTATATCGTCCTCGATATTGTTCTTAAAAATATCTAATCTCCTATCGCTAGGTATACTAAAATTCCGTTGAGGAGTCTTGCTTGTTCCCTCGTCATGATAAACACCGTAACTAAGACTTGACCCGAAGATAGCTTTTATCGAGCTTATGAATGTTATGTTACCTATTGCACCCTTTTGGGTCATTGACCTTTTCAATGCGCCTGTTCTTTCTAAAATTCCTGTCCCTGGGTACCTTAAGTCTTTATATCTTTTATAATTATCGTTAAGAGGTTGCCACCTTTCACCTTGCGCCCTTGGCTGTTGCTTGTTGAAGATGGCTTTAACCTCTTTCCGATATCCTACTGCTATTGTATTAAAAGAACCTCTTAAATCAACCTTACCTGCTCGAAGAAGATCGCTTATTAACTTTTTTGATTCTGGTGTAAAGTCGATCTTAGGTTTTACCATTAAGTTACCCTTGTGACTGTATGACGTTCCCTGTCATATGCTCTTATGATCGGTTCAATGTCTGAGATTTTATATTCCTTCTCAACATCGTTTCCATTTGAATCTACGTTATTGAATTTAATCACTGACGCTTTCTCAGATGAATCTAAAACGAGTTCTCCTTTAGCGAGCATCTTGAGGTAACTTTTACCTTCTTTGCCATAGTCTCTCGATCTCTCTAAAGTGCCTGTCGGGTCTTTTTCCCGAATAATGTCGTCGATAATGCCAATAACAAGATATTCGTTAAGCATTTTTAGAAAAATCTGATCGTCTGTATCGGTAATCGGTAAAGTATACTTCTTTTTAATGACCATATTAATAAGCACTGACTGTGTTTTAATATGTGAATCCATCTCCTGAGTATCTACATAAGAATCACAATCAAAAGTTTTAGCTTGGTAATAACCCTCTATGTCTTGAACAGTACAATACATTATTGTTCCTTTTTAGCTTCTTGAATAAGTTCGATTAGCTTTTTCTTCCCCAACCGTTTATCTAAATCTGTATAAAGCTCGTTAGCAATAACTCTGACCTCTTCAATAGATAGTTTTTCTAATCCATCATCGACGGGCTTAGCCTCTACTATCTTTTCTTCTTTTTTTTCCTGCTTAACTTCTTTTTTGATTTTATTTAAAGCTAAAATCTGATCTACTTCGGACTGTTTAAGAATTTGCTTGTAAGCCCCTGCATGTAAAATATAAAGACCTTTATGATCTGACTCTTCAAGGATGCCTGATTTTGCTGTACATTTGTGGCTAAGAAATTCTAATGTTTTTGATAATGTTACTTTCATAATTTACCTTCTCCTGTTTAGGATGGGGGAAGATGCGTACACCCTCCCCCGTTGCAATTAATTATTAATTAGTTACTTGGATTGCTTTCCACCAAGAACCATATGCTACTGCGTATCGACCATATGCACCCCATGTCCAAACTTTACGTTCTCTAGCTGACTCGTCTTGTGCCGTAGGCATGTCAAGTTCAGTAGGAAGCTCTGTTTGATACAAGAAAGGTTTAAATGTTGATTCGTCAAGAAGAACTGCGTACCAATCGTTTGTATCTGTGAAATTCTTTGTAATATAAGTGAAAGAATTTTTAAGAGTATTGGTTTCACCAGTTGCCAAAACGTCTTTTGTTTGTAAATCTCTCAAGATACCTGACATTCCAACAGGAGCAACGATCATAAGCTTAGTTGCACTACCTGACTTATTAAGCTTTCTTTTCCTTGCGTTTCCTGATGCACCTTGTTGATAGTAGAAAGAATCAAAGCGAGTAAAGACACTTAGGATATCGGCATGTAAAGATGCTGACGTGTAACCACTTCCACCCGTACCAGAAACGATATTATCTTGAGTTCCAGCACTTGTTGAATAATCATGAGTTGTATCAAACATGTTCTGTCCGTCAAAAGTAGTACCATAAGTACTTGCATCACCGGCTTCTAACATATCAAACATAAGTTCATAAGGATGATCTTTTGCTTGTTTAGCCATTTCACCGATTCTTACTTTATAGTAATTTAACCCTTTCAAAGCAGCATTTAATGCGCCTTGATTTGATGCTCTTTCCATGTCTTTACGTTTAATATCAACTGACATGTCGTATTCCTTGTTAGTTACAGTAAACTTGTAACCTTCTGGGAATAAGTTATGTATTCTTGAACCCGTGAACTCTTCCATACCGACTAAAAAGTCAACGAATGGGAAATCTACTGATTCAACGAACCCTGATTCATACTCAAACGCCATTGCACGAAATTGAGGTTCCATTTCACGATACGTCTTGTTGTACTCTGTGCGAGCAACAACATTGAAACTAGCGACTAAATCTTTTACTAACATTTATATTCCTCCGGTTTATGGTTGTTATTTAATCTTATAGCACTGGACTTTTAACTAAATCTATCCAAGCTACATTTGCGCTTACAAATTGACGAATAATACCAACTAAACCGCCAGTTATGTTAGTAATACCACTAGCAATATCAACTGCATCGTCACCGTCAACATAAACAGGATCACCTTCGTTAGCGATAGAAATTGTTGTTGTTACAGGTAATTTAACCCATTCGCCCGTGCCTCTTGGCATAACTTCGATTTCATAAGTACCGTCTGCAGCATTATCTGCGGCAGATACATCTAACTCTTCCATAGCGATTCCAGCGAACTCTCCGCCTACGGTAATCGGGTCAGTTCCTAATTCTACATATCCAATATTACCTTTTTCGTAGCTCAATAAAGCTCCTCGAAAAATTTGGATAACTCCATCTACAACCTTCAACTTAGCTCTCACTGGTTGTATCTTTGTTTGGATGTTTTGATTTGCACTTAAAGCCATTTAATTAACCTCCGTTAATGTTTTAAAAATAATTTAATGGTTTATGATAACTTTCTGTTTTCCAAAATCGATTCTTTAGTTAAAATACCCTTACTAACTAAATTGGTTTCAGTCTCAGTTAAACCATTTGCACCGCCATCACCTTCACCGTCAGCTTTTGTCTTCATAACTTCTGGTGCCTCAGAATAGAACTCTTCAATATCTTTTGCAGTTGCAAACATACCTAAAATCCTTACTTCCTGAGCAGGAACAACTTTTCCACTAGCTACTAAGCTGTTGAAAGCTGTTGCTTTTTCTTTCTTATTTGCGTCGTTAGTGATTTCTAACAGTTGATCTTTAAGAGCTTTAATTTCATTCTCTTTTTCAACTGGAAGTTTATTTAACTCGGCGATTTTGTCCTGTAACGCTTTTACTTCTGAATGTGACGCTTCTAAAGATGATTGAAGCTCTGTCACATCAATGCCATGTTCGGCTTTTAATGAAGCCATAATTTCTTTTAATTCCATTGTGTCTAACTCCTTTGGTTTACTCTTATTTTCAGATAGTTTTATAGGGTTCATCTCCTTAACAACTGGCCTATTGGTCAATGTACCGCCTCTAAGAACATAGGGGAAATGTTCGCCAGATTCAGATACATAATCAATCACAAAATCAGCACTTGCATACTTGTACTCCTTCGCTTTGACGATTTCTCGCCCTTTTGGAGTAAATTCAGTTTGTGCAAACAATGCGTGTCCGTTGTCAGCGTCCCTAACTTCTAACTACTTTATCCAACATGCTGCAGGGCGTTCTCCTGCTTCATTCTCATGTGTATAATCTAAAGCAATGTCAATTCCTCTAACATTGCTATCAAAGTTATCTTTTAATTTATTTAAAATCGTTTCAGTTATCTCTAAACCGTTATAATCATCATTATTAACAAATCCAGTCTTTAATAGCTGAACTTCTGAGAAACCCTCTTCTTTATAATTGATCTCATACCCGTCACCGTTAATACCTTCCGACAATTTAAGCACTTGCGCTGAATTAGGCTTAATGATCGAATCAACAAACCCTTTTGTCCTAGCTTCTTTAGCATTAAGGAATTTATTTGTTTTACGGATCATATTATCTAACTCTTGAGTAGTTTTTCCCGTTCCCTTAGCTAAAAGCTTTAAAATCTTATCTTGTAAGATACGCATTTCTTTTGCTTGCTCTTCGATCTCTGAAATTGACCCAAAAGCTCCACCCCATGCTTCATGTATCATTACTCTTGATTCTTCGGTGATAAGCCGTGTATCTCCCATTGCAGCTATTACAGCCGCAGCACTTGCAGCTTGACCAATAATTACCGTTCTGATCTTTGATGTGATAACACTCATAATATCCGTGATTGCAAACATACTTATTACACTACCACCAGGGCTATTAATGAATATTGTGATTTCTTCGTTGTTTTCCCGATCTAAATCCATAAGCTGACGAATAACGTCTTGAGCTACAAAATCATTGATTGGTGAAAATAAAAATAATTGTCTTGGCATAATTTCTCCTTTTAATACACGCTTTTTTGTTTTTGTATTGATGGCGGTGCCACTTCATTTTCTATTTTTGGCTTATCTGCAATCTCTTGCTTATATATTGGCTCATAATAAGATCGGCACCCTGGATGTAATGGAGGAGCCGCAGTTGTCATTTCAGCACTATCAATAGAGAAAGTCTTTCCACTGTACCATCTGCATATATCGGTTGTATTGCCGTCATCTACCGCAATAAATGTATAACCCCATAATTGATCGTTAATTTCCTTATAAAACTCTTGCTCGCCATAATTAAGAGCCCCGACAGTTGTCAAGGATGCCCCTACAGCGACTTTTTGCCCTTCAATGAACGCATCTATCACTTGATCTACATTTGATATAGCTTGGTTAGGTGAGTAACCTTTAAGCGTACTGCTAGAAGCCGTTGCAATAGCTTTCATCTTCATTGTAACAATCTGGTCTTCTGCTAATACGTTGGATTGGTTTATTACCCACTGTCTTAATTCTTTATCGCTTAGTTTGGATAGGTTTATCGGCTCTGATAGTTTAACTTTGTTCTGTTTTGCACTATCTTTTGCCGTATTCCATCCTAAATTAGCAATTCCTGCAATTTTACGCTCTAAATTCTTTGCATATCGAGAATGAGAAACTTCGATCTTCTTTAACCCTTGGATTTCAACAGAACCCTTGTTTAACATGTTCCTAATATCAGCAATTAACTTATCTTTGATGTGTAATAAGTTAGATTTCATTAAATCTTTAAGTTGTTTTGTTTCCATGTCTAAGGTTTTCTTACGTTGAACGGTTTTACTTTCAGCTAACTTAACAGGCTTTTTATCTTTACTCTGTCCATCGTCTTTTACGGGATTATCAATTTGATTCTGTATCTTAGCTTTATTTGCTTCCCGTTCTTCGAGTTGCTCTTTAGACAATGGCGGCAATTCAAGGTTTCGCCTTAATTGCTTTTCATCGTCAATCGTTCCAGAAATAAATCCTGAATCTTTTAGATTTTTAAGGACTCCAGCGAGCTCCGCACCAGCTTTTTTGTTTAAGTTATGGCCTTTTATTCTTATTTTGTCTGAGTCTAGGAGCTCACCGAAATTTACTTTAATAGCAGGTAAAAGAACCTGGTTATACAAAACTTGTTCGATGTAGTTAACTATATAAACAAGCCCATCTAAAAATAAGTCACTATGGTCTTGTGATAGCGCATAAGCACCGCCTTTATCGCCTGACCCTAACAAAATAAACTGGGCTAATACACTAATTGCGTTCTTTTCGTCAAGTGAATCAATTACGGATTGCAACTGATCAACTTTAACGTCGTATGATTCTATTGTAAAAACAAACCCTTTTGGAGTAATCATATAAGCATCTTCTTGACAAGTAATGTTTTTTAGCAATGTTTCAGTTGCAATATAATCTTTACTTTCGGGGTCGGTTCCTTCTGGTATCTCCATATGAGGGATGCCGGATGCTGCTCTTTGTACCCCTATATTCATTCTAGTGATATATGACCCTTTTCTTTGCCAGTTGGGATAAGCGTTTCTAATTAAAGACGTTCCTCTTAAATCTAGCCCTTGTTGGTTAAGAATAAAAAACACCAAGTCTTTTAAAGGAATATCGACAGTTCCGTTTGTAGCTGTAAGCTGTTGTACTATGCCTTTATCGGGGTATATGTTCTCAATCGACGTTTGCATACGTTGTTGTAAGTCCGGCAAGATATACATCTTCCCATCTATCTCAACAGGTACCCAAATTCTCTCAAACGTAGAAAAGCCAAACTCTAAAAAGGAAAGAATTTGACTTAATTTTGTATTAAAGTTCATTATTTCAAAGAACCATTTATTTAAAATATCAATAGCTTCTTCTTCGGCTGGCGTAATATCTTCTGGTTTAGCAATGCCCCAACTAGCGGAGTTTATAGGGTTTTTATAGACCTTTAAGATCATCCCGATAATATCGTCACCTTTTGACATCTTCTGATATGTTAAAGAACCTTCTCTGCCTTGCAACTGCAGCAAATATTCATTTGAGAAATTAGAATTAAACGAAGCCTCGTTAAACCCTGCATCACCTTTTGGAACCCTATTTAACTTGCCTATATCGTGCTTAACGGGTATCTTTTTTTTTGCTTTTACCATTGTTTCTCCTAAATAGAAGCTGCTCTAATTCTTTTATATCTATCTTGTTGCAATCTGTTTAAATTTGAAATAACTACTTTATCCTTATTCTGCTTATCAACTAATTCCTGCTGTAACGCTCCACTATGTGTTTTATAATGATGATATAGCATTGTTGCACAATCTAACTTTCCTGGTGACCATCCAATATGATCTGATTTCTTTAAAATATCTTTCGGCGGTATCTTAATAACCCTATCAGTCGTGCTATAAGTACATTTCGTGCATTCTTTCTGAAATTTTGGGTGATGCTGTACCGTAAGTTCTTCTTTTCGCATCCCTTCTCGAAATAACCAATGTGCCTCTGCCCTTTTATTGAATGGCGTTAATAGCTTTGATTCTAAAACTGGCTTTTCTCCACTAATAAAAACAGTTGGCATGAACATTCGATCTTTCATTATAGTTAACGAACCAGTACCAACCCCAACACCATCCACAACCACATCTGTATTCTTAATATTGTACTCTTGAGCCCTTGCCATTACTAAAAGCCCTGAAACTCCCGGGTCTTGCTTCGGGTCCTCTTCCCACCAACCGATATGCGTTCCATGCATCCTTGCTATTTCGGTTGGGTCTTTGCCTTTATCTGCTGGATCCAATGCAAGCAATCCTCTATCAGTTTTCTTTATGTGATACTGATCTAAACAACAATTACGATACCATTCGTACCTAACAAGCTGATTCTCAATCTCTGAATACTCCCATTTGTTTAATACGAAACGATTGTATTCTTCTTCCGGCAAATCTTCTAAATCCTTTAGGAAATCTGCGTCCATATCCGAATCTTTGGCATCAATGATGTTCTGAACGTCATCAGAGTCAAACTCACTGAAATAATATCCTTCTGGCAATGTTCCTTCTGTGAACGGGTCGTAAAATACTTCCTTACACCAACATTCAGTAGGGTTCATATTCAAAAGAATAAATTTAGGGCAAAGATGGTTGTTCCATCTACCGATTCTAGTTTTTAAAAGATCAAAGTACCGCTTATCTATCTGATTTGCTTCTTCAATCAACGCTCCAGTAAGTTCCAACCCTTTTATATTATCCAAATCAGGGTCTTTAGTTACGTCGGCCCAAACAAACTCAATTTCACTTCCGTTCTCATACTTCGCCGTCATATCACTAAGTCTAGATTGTCCTCTTGTCTTACTTGCAGCCTTGACCTTCCGGTACGTTGCCATTGAAGTTCTTTTTAAGATTTTCTCGCTTTTTCTGATAATAGCAAACCTTAAATTGGGTATACTCATACAAAGATCATGTAAAAGACCAATATCAACAAAACTCTTACCACTACCCGTTGTTCCTGCTCCCATTAAATATCTAAATTGCTTGCTTTTAAACGCCCTTATCTTCTCAACTTGTTTTGGTTTTAACCCTGCATCCATAAGAAAAGCCCCAAACAAACGCTTTAACGTCTATCTGGGGCTTGTAGCCCTCTCTTTAAATTTGGTTCTTGAAGAACTCTATATTTTATGGTTAGGTAAGGCTTTATCCTCTCTCTTTTCGAGGTTTATTTCCTTACACCCTACGTAGAGATAGGAGCGAGCTGCTATGCTTTGGGCATTTATCGCTTCTAACCAAATATCTTAGTTTAAAATCAGATCACTAATAAAATTAAATGCTTCAACGATGATAATATCTTTATCGTCCATTGTTTTCTAACCTATCGTTAAGCCACTTGCAAAATCTATCTATTCTAAAAGCGATACATATTTCGATAAAAAGTTCCTTTGATGCCTCTCTAAGCTCTTTGTGCGCCTCATTAAATGTCTTATGATCTTTCATTATTTCCTATTCATATGTCCACATTTAGGACATTTAAGCTCACCTTGAAACTTCCCGATCATTAGAAGCCTTTTACACTTAACACACCGCACTTCTTTAAACTCTGTTAGTTTTTCCATAGGTAATTGTAAGCTTGGTATTTCCATTACATTAAATAATTTTGAATATTAGAGTCGATTTGTTCAACTAATTGTTTAATTTTTTGGACATCTTTGTCGATTCTGTTGATTTTATTGAACGTTACATAATAATAAACTGCGCCCGTTATCATTAATGCCCCTGTTGCTGAAACGACCATGTATGCGAATCCTGCTTGTGCTTTAGTGCATTTGTGTTTTATTTTCATCTCATTTCGCCCAATATGTCTAAATATTTCATTAGTCTGTATTAAAGAACTTCTTAGAAAACTCTAAGTCGTCTCCCTTTCCAATTAAATGCATGAACTTTTCGTTAAATAAGCCTAGATGCTTGCCTAGCATTTCAAAAGCTCTGTTTGCTCCGTTAGCGTTAAATTGCCACACATCGCACATCTCGCCTGCTTCGTTTTCCTCTTGCACTTGCTCCATTGCCTTAGTTACATGGTTAAACACCATAACTGGCTCACGCTGTAGGCATCTCAGAGCTACTTCTTTGAAGCCCTCCAGCACAAACTCTTTAGATATGTTGACTTTTTCTGAGCGTTCTTTGATAAGTTTAGCTACATGTTCCAAAACTTGAGGTTTCTTGAGCAGTTCATTCTGAAATCTACTAGCTGACTTTTTACTATAGTTTGCCCTAATTGCTGCTTGAGTCCCGTTAAAATCAACTATGTATTCTTGAGCAAACATTCTCTGTTTATCATTAAGCTCTCTAGTGGCAGGTTTCTTTACCTTTGGCTTAGAGGCTTTCTTTTTAGGCTTACCTTTAGATTTTAGTTTGGGCTTTTTCATAGAATCTTAGCTGACTTTTGCACACATATTTCTTGCACTTTTCAATGTAGTTTAGTTTATCATTTATATATTCTGATTGATCGTTTATCTCCTCGAAGATACACGTTTTTTGTGAGGTAATAATTGCGAATGGAAGTTTGAAAGGTATTGTCATAATTGCTTTACACTTTGTAGTTAAACTTCTTTATTAATTTAATTCTACTATGAAATGATGTATTTGTCAAACATTATGTTTAAATTTTTAGACATTTTTATCTATGTTTAGTGTTCCGTTCATATGATCTATTTCATGTTGAATGATTCTGGCTAGATATCCGCTAACCTTTCGCTTCTTTCTTTTAATGCCTCCCGAGATGTATTCTATTGTCCATGCTCTTTTTACATTTGTATGTTTGTCTGGTATAGATAAGCATCCCTCTTTTTCAATATGCTCTCCCCATTCTTTTACGATTTCAGGATTAAGCAATATATGATCTTTTCCATTGTATCTTAACCATGCAAACCTCAATGGTATGCCTATTTGAATTGCAGCTAGCCCACACCCTTTTGACCATGCGGTAGAATTAGCCTTGATTAACCTTGAGACTAAATTTAGACCATCGACTTCTTCTTGAGTTGTGTCTTCTGATACCACTCGCAACTTTTTAATATCTGTAACTATTGCCTCTTCCATACATCCCCCTTATTGATTATTGGTTTGGTTATCCTTTATTACTAATTCCACGGTTTCAGGGTGGACATTAAAACATGAGCCATCCTTTTCACTTACTATTTGGCAACCTAATGAATCAACGACTAAAT